AACAAGTTAAAGCAGCGGCTGTATTAAACAATGCGTTTAATTCAGCATTTACAGGTGGGGACGGAAAAGAGCTTATTGCTACTGATCACCCTCTTGCTAACGGTGGAACTTTCAGTAATGAACTTGCCACTCCAGCTGACCTTAACGAAACGTCATTAGAGCAATCTTTAATTGACATCGCAGCGTTTGTTGACGAAAGAGGATTAAGAATCGCTATCCAAGGTAGAAAATTGATAATTCCAAAAGAATTACAATTCACTGCTGAAAGATTGATGAAGACTCCTTTAAGAGTTGGCACAGCTGATAACGATATCAATGCAATCAAAAATATGGGTATGATTCCAGAAGGTTATAGAGTTAATCACTTCTTAACTGACACTGATGCATATTTCATTATGACTGATGCTCCAAATGGTCTAAAACACTTTGTAAGATCGCCAATTAAAACTGCGATTGAAGGTGATTTCGACACAGGTAACGTTAGATTCAAAGCTAGAGAGAGATACGTATTCGGATTCTCTGACCCTAGAGGAATCTTCGGTTCACCAGGAGCTGCATAATACTTTAAATTAAGTAGTTCAATAAAAGGGGCTTGTGTTTACACAGGCCCCTTTTTCTTTTATAATCATTAATATTCTAGATTAATAGTTTTGTAGACTGACTAGACAGACGGTATAGAGACTACAAAGCTTAACCGCTATACAGGAGAAAAATTATGGCACAAACAACTTTTTCAGGACCAGTAAAATCTTTAGCAGGTTTTATTAGTGCTGGAGTATCAAACTCAGTAACAACAGCAGTAGGAAAAACATTAACTGTTGCAAATGATGCTGGAAAACAAATCTATTACACAAGCACAGCAACAGCAACTTTTACTTTACCTACTGTAAATGCAAGTTCACCAAGTGATCCGACTGATCCAAATCAGTCTAACAATTTTGGAGCAACTTTTGAATTTGTACTTTCAACAACAGTAACAGGTAGTTTTATTGTAAAAGTAAATAGCAGCAATGACACTGTTGTAGGAACAGCAATTATAGGTGAAGGCACTACAAGCATGGCAGTATTTAGCACAGCAACTGCATCAGACACTATTACCTTAAATGGTACAACTACAGGTGGTGTTGGTGGAGCAAATGTTAAAGCTACAGTGGTTGGAGCAAACAGATACAAAGTAGAAGTAGTATCTGGAGCTACAGGTGCATTAGCTACACCATTTAGTGCTACAGTATAATTAATTTATTTTAAGGGGCTCTTCGGAGCTCCTTAAATTATAAGGAGAAAAAATGAAATCAGACGTAAAACCGGTCGTATGTCTTTCTAGTGAGTCAAATAAAGTTTTATTTACTGGACCAACAAGACTAAGAGGATTCATGGCTCAGTCTACTGGACCTGCTGGAACAGCTATAATTAATGGACTAGTAAATGCAACAACTGTTAGTGGTTCAGTTAACACACAAGTTTATATCGCTGTAAGTGTTGGCGCTGGTCAAACGGAAGCATTAAATATGGCAGAAGATGGTGTTTTGTATGCCGGAAGAAATGGTGTAGGTATCATTGATGGTATTGGTGTAACAGGTAATACAAGTGCTTTAAACATTACACTATTTATAGATAAATAATGGTTCAAGAAGATATTCTTGATTATCAAGAGTCCGTAATGCAACTAGTTTCAGGAATGAAACGTGGTGGCGATGTAATGCCAGCAAGAAACAAAAAGAATTTTAGACCTACAGAAAAAGGTGCTGGAATGACTCGCGCGGGCGTGCAGGCGTACAGGAGAGCAAATCCAGGTTCAAAATTATCAACAGCAGTTACAGGAAAAGTTAAACCAGGAAGTAAGTCAGCTAAGAGAAGAAAATCTTATTGTGCAAGATCTGCCGGTCAAATGAAAATGTTTCCAGGAGCAGCCAAAGATCCTAATTCAAGATTGCGCCAAGCTAGACGTAGATGGAAATGTTAGTTAAAGTTCCGTTTATAAATGGAAAAAAATAATTTATTAGTTCACAAACATTTAATTGTTCGTGCTGAAGTTTTTCGTCCACCGATGGACGAGGAGTTTCTTAGGCGATGGTTAAATGATTTCATTACAGAAATTGGAATGAAAGTAATGATGGGTCCTTATGTTAAATATTCTAATATGGTTGGCAATCGTGGTATTACTGGTGCTGCTATTATAGAAACATCACACATTGTTATGCACGTATGGGATGAAGTACATCCTGCATTAATGCAATTTGATGTATATAGTTGTGGAGAGTTTGATCCAGAAACTATATGTAATAAAATAGAAAAAGATTTCACAGTTCACAAAATTGAATACAAATTCCTTGATAGAGAGCATGATTTAAAGGAAATATTCAAATTGAAAGTAGTAGAGTAGTAGTATATAAACTACTTGCTATATGTCATATTTAAATGCTAACATACCACCAATTTATTGTAAAATAAGAAGGGAATATTTATATGACTTACGAGAACATCATGGCGAAACTGAAGATTGTGTGGTTATTGGTATTGCAAGTATTCCAGGGCGTGCAATCTTATTTCATGCTCTACTTACGAATGGTGCAATATATTGGCGGCTTCCTATCAGTGCTTTTCTTCAAGGAGGAGACAGCAGTTTTGTGCATCAAGGAAAAGTGGAATCTCCAGATCTCGAAGATCTTGAGCTATGGAATTCATTTAGTTATTATCCTTCTGTTAGTACTTTTGATTTTTTAATTGGACAGCGCTGTAAGTATTTAGGAAAAGATAAAAAATTTATTCATGGTCAATATTTATTTACAATTGATTGGGCACATCCGGAACCTAATATCCTCGATACTGAACATTCCGAAATACCTGATCAGCATAAGTGTGCTCATGTTTTGGCTCTTGATAACGGCAATTATGCAGCTCAGCCTAATAATCGTATTTTGTGGAGTATCCCTAGCTTTACAACTTCAACACATTGGCCAGACTATAAGGTACAAACTAATGAATGGAATGTAGAAAATAGATCATGGAAAACAGACGATACTGATAAATTTTTTTATGATATAATGGATAAAAAGAAAAAAAATGAGTAGTGAATTTAAAGTAAGTGATCAAACAAATATAGCTTTACCAATTAAAAATATTGTAGCTATTGTATCTGCTATTGTTGTAGCGGTATGGACTTATTTTGGTATTGTTGAAAGATTGAACAGATTAGAAACTAATGAGAAGTTAATGGCTCAAGATCTTCTTAAGAAAGCAGATCAAACTCCTAAGAACCAAGAATTATTTATGTTGATTGAATATCAAGCTAAAACAATAGAGAAACATACAAAACAATTAGAAGAAAATGTTCATACAAAAGTATTAATATCTCAATTAGAAAAGAAAGTAGATAAATTAGAAAAAGAACTAGATTCAGTTAGAGGTAAGTAATGATTGAAGTGGTATTTGCATTATTAATGTATATGAATGGCAAATTAGAGGGATATTCTCCTAAAGCTAATATTGCAGAATGTTTAGAACAAAAAAGAAAAGTAGAACGTGATGGTAACACTGATGTTACTTCATGGAGTTGTAAAGAAGTAAAAGCCATTGTAGAAACAGATAAGCATGGCATTAAAAGAATCAAAGAAGTTAAGCAAGATTAATTGTATTAACAACCTGACAGTTGGATGCTGTCTCTCAAATCAATGTAAATGTTATGACAATCAAGACTATAGTAATAAAGTATTTGATAGTAGCTCTTCTAGCGTTTGTATTAGGTACATTCTTTCCGAATCCAGTCGCCAAGAAGAAGACTGAGTCGGCCACAATCGCCTGGGCGAAAAGTCTAGGTTTTGGTCCCCCGAGATTTGAATACCGTAACAATGCAGAATTCATCACCTCCCTTAAAAAATGTATCGCCTACGTCAATTTTGATACTCCCACAAGAAAACAAGTAAATACAGAACTAATAATAGCTCAAGCTATTGTTGAAAGTAATTATGGAACTTCACGTTTTGCTATTGAAGGAAATAACTTATTCGGTATAAGGGTATGGTCTAAAGAAGGTATGTTGCCTTATAGACAACCTGAATCAATAGATTGGCGAGTAAGAGTCTTTAAAACTAAGTGTGATTCTGTTAAATATTACATAGAGATTCTAAATACAAAAAAAGTGTATGCAGAATTTAGAAGAGTTAGAGAATTAACATTAAATAGGAATCCTATTGCAATGGCTAAAACATTAGATAATTTTTCTACAAACAAAGAGTATGAAAAACATGTTATTGAAGTTATATATAAATTAAGAAATGGAAAGTAAAAAAAGAACTATAATTAGAATGGTTACGTATAGGATAACCGCATTAATATTTACTATTATATGGACCTATATGTTTACTGGTAATTTTTTAAATTCAGCTGGTTTTGCAGTAGCCTTACATTTTTTATTAAGTATTGATTACTATATTCATGAAAGAATTTGGTTAAAAATTAAATGGGGCAAAATAAATGAATCTAAGTAAAAGTTTTACATTAAACGAATTAACAAAGTCACAAGAAGCGACAAGACTTGGAATAGATAATACACCAAATGACGAACATATATTAAATTTAAAAATACTTTGTGAAAATATACTACAGCCTATTAGAGACTTTTATGGTATGCCTTTGTCCGTGAGTTCTGGATATAGATCAGCGGCACTTTGTGAAGCTGTAGGTTCTTCATCTAAAAGTCAGCATACTAAAGGTCAAGCAGCAGATTTTGAAATATTTGGTATAGCTAACAAAGAATTAGCTGATTGGATTACAGCTAATCTTGAATATGATCAGTGTATATTAGAATTTTGGAATGAGAATGAACCTAATTCTGGATGGGTACATTGTAGTTATTCAACAAATGGTAATAGGAAGCAGTACTTGAAGGCACAGAAGGTAAGTGGTAAAATTGTCTATTCACCAATGGAGTAGAAATGCCAATAGGAAGATCACAAATACCACAACAAAT